CGACTGCCATGAGTAGTAGAAATACCGTTACTCCTAATATCGCCCCAATATCCACCAATGCCTCCACCTGAACTTGCCAACCATATATTCTCATCATAGTGAGCAGATAAACCACTGCGACTGTCAGGAACATAATTAAGGAAACAACTGATAGGAAGCCCACGAGTGGTACCCCCGTTACTAAGAATAGGAGTGCTAAACATGAACCAACGAGAGGAACTGTAGTTGTAAAGTCTTTGAGCCAACTCAAAATCTGTATCTCCTTTGAATGTTGCTCCGAAGACGGAGGCTCTTGCGAATGCTTCTTGTGCATGTGTTTCTCCTTCCCAAAAATATCTATCTTTGAGTGTGTCTAGACTAAACTTATCAAATGTTTTTTCTTTATCATAGTCTATTTCAATTCCTAAGTAAGGCTTAGTTCCTATTTTATCTTCAATCATTATCTTGTTCCTTATTGTTTACGTAAAGTGCTATTATAGCATAGTGAATTATTTTATACAAGTCTAAATTATTTTTACCATCTTTCTTACCAAACCTCATAGCATACTTCATAATATTTCCAAGACAAAATCCTTCACCATATCCTGAATCAATAATCATATCTGTTGCTTGATATTTACCATTAGCATAATGCTGGTCATAAGTTCTATCAACATAAAGTTTTAGTTGTTTTAAAGTTTCATCTTCTTTAAACTTGTATTTCACTTTTCCATTCCTCCGGTAATGTTTCTTCACTATACCATTTAAAATTATTTTTTTCTGCCCACTCTGCATGTGTTCTTTTTGTTCCATCTTTTCTACGTTTTGCTTGAGGCATAGGAGAATAAGGAGTCAAAAATAAAAACACTAACTCTTGATTTGGTTTTAAAGATTTTCTAATCCAAACATATTTGTTATATTCTTGGTAGTCCCAAAACCTACCTTTTGCTTCAAGTAAATATTCTTTATTATCTATAGTCTTTACAAAGTCAGGTTCATAGTTATGTTCTACTATATAAGATATTTTATCTGAATGATGTTTCCAAGATTGTAAAACACTGGTATGTAATTTGTGTTCCCATTTAGAATCATATCCTTTAGGAACATCTTTTTCTGTTGGTCTAACCTTTCTAGGTTTTCTGTAACCAACCATTACATAACATCCGAGTAAGTAATACTATTTATATCTTTATTTTTTAATACTTTTTTTATTCTTTTTCCAAACCATTTAGGCGTATAAGCAGAAACCATTAATTTTCCATTGCTAAAAAAATGACTATCTTCAGGTAAATAATTTTTAAAATTATCTATATTTACTTTCTTTTGTTCTTCTTCTATAAGCATAGTTTTTAACCATGTAATTACAAACTCTTTTGAAAGTTTCCTTACTTGCTTTGCTTTTCTTTGATTCATAATTTTACTTCCTCAACTTTAGGTTCTTTAACAATCTTTGTAAAATACACAGGACCTTTAGCATAATTAAAAACTCTTAAACCTTGTCCGTCATTAGCATCTTTATGACATTCTATTTTATGTGGACACCATGTACATCCTCTATCTAGTTTCATATTACCTGATGCACCCTCTGGTACAGGGTCATAACAAAGTTCAGGTGGTTCATTTTTTACAATAATTTCTTTTACGTTTTTTATTTTAGAAGCTATGTTAGGCTTTTCCATATCATCAGGTATGTAAGTACAAAGCTCTCCTGTTTCTTTATTCATAACTAAGAAACCACCCTTGTTTGTACCCTCTGCTTTTTCATAACCTGCAAGTTGTGCAAGATAGCCAAAGGAATCATCTTCACTTAATGTTCCTTCTTTAAATTTTTTGTATGCATATCCTGATGCAGTCTTTACATCTACTACTTCACCATCAATCTTACAGTCCATATGTCCTTTGATTCCGTTTACAGTAATTTCTTTTTGCATATCTGTAAGCTTGTGTCCAGAAAGTTTAACAAAAAACAAAAGTAAAACCTCAAGTAAATGTCCGTATAAAAACTTAATTTGTATATTGGGTTCTAGTTTTTCTGTTGTATCTGATTGTGTATGAGCATCAAACCATAAACGTCTTTCAGGTTTACCTATGTTTGACATACGTAATATTTCTTTTTGAGTTCTGTCTTGAGGAGTAGACCAATGTCTTAAAGCATCAGCCATATCTTTACCAAACTCTTCATACATTTCTTCGGATATCTTTAACTCATTACCTTCTGTTAAAGAATCTAAAATTTTGTATATGTCTGGAACTAAATTATTTAGCTTTTTCATTTTCTGATTCCTTGAATGCTTTAATAACATCCGATGAAAATAGTTTTTGTAAATTTACTAGAAACATTTTACTTGCTTTATGGTCTCCACCACTTACAGTTTTAAATGTATCTAATTTATCTACGATAGTTTTAAGCACATCTGTTTTAAAAACTAATGTACAAAATTCATTATCACCAACACATAAATTATGAAACCAATAATCAGATTCAGTTGCTCTTATACCTGAAGGCTTACCATATGATTCGTATTCTATGCAAATGTTTCCTGTGTTTTGCCATAAATCTTTTTCAGATTTAACTTCTATTTTTTTATTGGTAAGCATCTCTGCTATTTTTTCTTCTCTTATTGTACCATAAGTTAAATCAATGTCAAACTTTTTTCTATCTTTTATTTTAGGTTTCATGTTTTTCCTTGTAAGTATTTAATATTTCTATCGCTTTATCTTTATTTATTTTTATCCATTCTCCTTTGTTATCTTCTGCAAAAAATTTCATAAACTCAAGTACTTTTCTTTCAGCCTTGGTTTGATTTTTTACTGTAATAATTTTAACAATTTCAAAATCTTTTAAAGGACAACATGCTTGAAACTGTGATAATCTTTTATCTGTATTTATACTTTTACCAACTTTAATCCAACCTTTCCAAGCAGGATTAGAGATAATATATATTTCTCCTTTTGCTTTTGACAACCACTCTCCTGTTCCATATTTTTTATCCATATGTTTTTTTAATCCGGGAGCTGATAAATGTCTTTTAGTTTTTTCTTTTAAATATTCACAAGCTTTTCTTAAAGACATATTGTTTTTAAGTATTTCATTTTCAACATATTCTAGTTCTTTTAATTCAGTTTCTATTGCATCTAATAATCCTGTTTGTTGATTAAACGTATATCCAAAATTAATAGTAGACGTTTTTCTTTTAATGGGTTTCATACCAGCTGTCTCCTATTTTATATTCGCCTGTTAAAGGACATCTCATGTTGTAATGTTGTCCTGCTTTTTCTATGGCTTCTACGCCTAGTCTTCCTACAAAGTCTGCCTGACTTTGAAGAACTTGTATCTGCCATTCATCATGTATGTTTGCAACAAATTTAGCATCTAAAGTATTTAATCGTATGTGATTATCTAGTATTACTAATCCCTTTTTCATCACGATTGCTCCTCCACCTTGTAATAAAGTGTTGAGTGCAGCATGTTTATGTCTTAGTAATATCTTACGACCATCTAGCCCTTTGAGATATCCCTTTTCTGCAGCTCTATCAACTCGTTCCTTAAGAGTTCTAAGTGCTGGTAGACCAGTAAGAAACCGTTCTCGCAATCGCTTACCATCGTTTCTATTTCCTTTAATGATGCTTCCAATTTTTTCATCTCCTGCCCCGTAAATGAGTGCATAGATGAAAGTTTTTGCCTCATCTCTTGATTTAAGTCCAGCAAATTGTTGGTTAGCTGTGTGAATATCTCCGTTGATAATTTCATTTATATACTCCTCGTCAGCCATATAGTGTGCTAACATTCTTAGTTCTAAACCACTTGCATCTATACCTACAAGCTTATAACCTTCTGGTACTGTCCAACATGAACGACATTCTTTACCATAAGGACTATAGACTGCCGGTACTTGTGCCATGTTAGGATTTCTATGAGCCATACGACCAGTGATAGCACCAGTACTTATAACTGAACCATGTACTCTATTATCTTTTTCAAGAGCTTCTATCCATGAATGGACTTGAGCTAATCTTTTTTGATATAAAAGAAAGTCTGCTATAAGCTTTGCTTCTTTTATGTGAGTAATTTTTTTAAGAGTATTTTCATCTACAATGGCTTGACCTGTTGGTGTAAATTTATTTGGCTTCCAACCAAGCTCTTGTAATCTTTGCCCAATTTGTTTTCTAGAACCTAGATTAAACTCTTGTAATGTCTTTCTCATGAAAGGTTTTCTTTCAAGCGTACCCTCTATTATATCATTGTACTCTTGTTCTGTCAATCCTTGTTTAGAAAGTTCACCATTTTTTTTCAATTTAGGTGTTATCATTTTATCGTCTATCCATATTGGCTGAAATGTTTCGTGTACTTTATCTTCAGTTTCTTTAAGTTTAGATGATAGTTCTGCTGTCAAAAGCATAGCTTCTTTCTCATCAAATAAAAATCCATTTTGTTTTTGTTGTTCAAGAATATGTGTAACTTTATGTTCTAACTTTATACATTCTTTTGAAAAACCAATAGATTCTTTTCTTAAATAATTAAATAATTTATAATTTATTTCAACATCTCTTTCACAATACGATAACATTTCTTTTGTAAATGCTGACCATTCAGGCGAGTCTTTCTTAGGTAGTCCAAGTTTATAACCCCACTTGGCTATACTATGACCACCCTCTCTTGTAGGATTAAGTAGTCTAGATATCACAAGTGTATCAACAACTTTATCAGCATGGTACAAATCAATACCAGTAAGTTTTTTAATCACTGGTATATCATATCCCAATATATTATGACCTATAAGTCTATCTGCTTTTTGCAGAAACTTTACGCCTTCAGTTAAAGTATCTTCGTAGAAATGATAGAACTTTCCTAGCTCATCTTGTGCTACAAGACACCAAATAACTGAAGGATTTAATCCGTCTGTTTCAATATCAAATACTATTTGCATATGTTTCTCCTAAAAAGGTATGACATCTTCTTCTTTAGAGTTAAGTATTTCTAAGTCCTCATACTCTGACAGTCTACCTGTTTCTTTATTGTATACTAATGAACAAGCCATACCTACATCACCTGTATATCTTGATTTAAGGATACGTAATTTTGTTGTTCGTGATTCTAAATCATCATCTGATTGTTGATTTCTTTCAAGAGCTATAACAGAATCAGAAAGTTGTGCAATACTATTTGAACCACGTAGAT